CACACGCCACCCTGCGCCTCATAGAGGGCCTCGTACTGCTCAAGGGTAAGCCCGTAGGTCTTCTTTATCCAGCGGCCGTGAGCGAGGCGTTTAGCATGCTTCCTGCGCTCCCGGTGACACGAGGCGCAGCGTGGTCCTGGCGTTGTCACCTTGCGGGTTGTGGACCCGCAATCCTTGCAGCCTCTCTTCATAACTCCTCCGACGACACCGAGGGGGAGTGACCCATGTCTACTCCCCCTCGGGTTGTTAGTGATCCAAGCAAGGGTAAGGCTTGCCACAGATCGGGCACTTACCGTTCATCGCTTATCACTCTCTTGCCTCCGCAGCCCATGCATACAACTGCGATGTGCTGCACGTGAACTTTACCATCGTCGTCTATCACCGTGAAAGGTGTGACAACCTGACCACAACCCTTACACTCCGGACATGGCCACTCAGCCATGGACGTACGGAGGATAGGGGCGAGGGGGCTTGTTGCAGATGCAGCGATGCCAGCCGCAACCAGGGCACGTGTCATTCACTTGACCTCCAGGACGTTAGGGAAGTCGGACATGAGAGGGAAACGCCATCCGACCACATGGAACTGCTGAGTCTCGCCAGGCTTTACCTTGGCCCATACGTCTGCCGAGTTGTGCTTGTTCCTCCAGTACGAATCCGTGTTCTCGAAGACTCCACACGAAGTGTAGATACGCATGGCATCATCCTTACCACCGCGATCCTTGCCGGTGACCTTGCAAGAGATTGTGCGCTCGTTGTAGTGGGTCTGGTAGTAAGAGGTTGGGATCGACACGATGATGCCACCAATGAAGAAGCCGACGAAGGCGCCAAACGCAGCACCAACGGCACCCATGAAGGCACCATCCTCACCACCGATCATGCCACCGACGACAAGCCCAGCGAACGAACAGACAGCCAGCACAACCAGAATAAACACAAGCACCTTACCACTCCACCTTATCTTCAGGGTCCGTCCACGGACCATCTTGAAACAGGAGAGGAATCTCCTGCGGTTGTTCCATCTCTTCGATCAGGCAGATGGCGGGTTGCGCCGCCATCTTGAAGTACTTCCTGCCCATCGCATCCTGGGGACCGAATCGATTCTTTACCGTCGCCACGTCCAGCGTACCAGCGTGAGCATCACCCCAAAGCGTGAGGATGAGCGTTGGGAGTTGGTTCGCCTTTCCCATGATCGCCGAGCGAGGCGGAGGAGATCCTGCCTTAGCTCCCTCTGAAGTATGATGAACAATAGTGATCGCAGTCTCTTGCTCACGTGCCATATCCTTCAGTTCCGCCATGAGGGCCCAGTAGTTCTGCTCACCTGCACCTTCATAGTCGATGTCCATCATGATGTCTATGACCGTGTGGTGTGGATACTCACCCTTCAGTTCACGAAAGGCTTCAGCCTCCATCCACATGTGCTCAAGGGTGGGGCTCGACTTGAAGGACCATCTTACGTGGTCCATCTCCTTGAGCATCTCATAGGCGGCCTGCTTTTGTGTCATCACCCAAAGTTCAGTCTCGTCCGTCAACTCCCCAGACAGCATCGCGAGAGAGCGCGATGCCATGGTGAAGTCATCAGAGTCTGATGAGTGATACAGAGTGGGAACAGAATTGCCCATCTTGCGCACGATGTTCATCGTCAGTACGGTCTTCATGCTGCCCGGTGGACCAGCGATCATACTGATAGATCCACGACGAAACGACATCTTGTGCTGCTCGAAGATGGGATAGGGATTAGGGAGCGGCTCTCCAGCAGAGACGCCGCGCTTGACTGTTCTGTGCAGTGTCTTAATCGTATACCCCCTGATTGATGAGCCAGTGAATCAGATCTGCTGGGGCACCCTCGGGTGACGTGAAACCGCTAAGCAACCTCTCGATAATGGACTGCCACTCTTCTTTCGTAGCAGTCACCTCGATGCTCGGGTCCATGGGGATGCTGAAGTCCAGCCTGGCATCCATCACTCAACCCCCAGAGCCTTGAGATGTTCGACAAAATCGTCACCAGCATCGGTACGGAAGTGCCCGCTGTTCACTTCATGAAGGATCTCTAGCCACTCACTCTTGCTGGCACGGATCGTGACGTAGTTCTCGTCCGTGTACGACTCCCAGGCCTGCATCACTTACCGCCCTTCGTCTCCTTGAATCGCTTGGCCATCTCGTCCAGATCCTTCTCTTGCTCTTCGGTTAGGTTCACGTTGCCTCCAAAGTGGGAGGCGTTAGCTCTGGTCAGGCTCGACGGCCGAAGCCTCGCATGTATCTCACCTGCACTAACGCCCCCCTCGCGGACCGAGCAGGACTCGAACCTGCACCCTGGCTTCGCCTCCAGCACCCTACCCTTTGGGTTACCGGTCCGTGAGGCAGCCCTTTTGGGGCTGCCCTTTGTGCTACTTGCGCAGCAAGCAGAGCTTGCCAGTTTCGTGACTCAGCTTCGCTGATGTCACTTAGCCAGCTTGGTCTTCATGATCTTCTTCTGACCATCCTTGCGCAGGAACTTGCGGCTAATCGTGATGCCTTCCTCGATCGGAAGACCGTCTTCGGCCATCGCGTCCATAAGCTCCTGATCCTTGGACCGGTAATACCACGTGGTGTCAGTACCATCGACCAGCTTGACAGGAATAGCGATCTGCTCGATAAGGAAGTGCTCAAGCTCCTTGTCGAAAGAGCCCTCGGTCAGCACCTGCCACGGAGACTTACGACTCGGATCGTCGGTCTTCACCATGTACTTATCCTTCTTCGACTGGAAATCGAAGTCGGGAACCTTCACCGGCTCGCCGGAAATCACACCCGTCTGCACGTCACCCACGCTGTCCCACTTGGCCGCAGGCGCCCGCTTGGGGCGGTCGGGGTTTACCTTCGGACCGAACAGCTCGTCGTACGTTGCCATCTATTGTTCTCCCTACCACTCTACCGTGGCAGCCTTGGGGGCTGCCTTCTTTTCCCAGGGCTTCGGCTCTGTAGCCTCAGCCTTCTCTTCCCATGGTGCCGGTTCTTCGCCAATCTTGGTGGCACCAAGCTCACTCTTGATGAGGCCCTCAGCGTCCGACTGAGGGCCTCCTGCGGACGCCTCGGTCCCCTGGTCCACGCTGGCACTCGGAGGCTCTGAGGGAGCCTCCTGTGGCTTCCCGTAGGCATCTAGCGCTTCGCGCTCGGCGGAGGAGAATGCCATGACGTAGTTAGCGTACACCCGGGCCAGCATCTCGGGGTTAGCCAGGAGCCCATCGGCGCCCAACTCTGCCTCGCTGGCCTTCACGTTGACATAGGCGTACGGTACCGCGCTCGGCAGACGGAACTCAATCTCAGCCATCAGTGGCCCCTTCCGTTGCACTGCCCGTATGGACGAAGTCCGCACCAGGTTCGAATGAACCAGTGTCGCCATGTTTCCTTCGGGATCTCAGCCACCCCGCACCACCTGCGCGTTGTACTCGTAACCCTCATTCCAGAAGAAGTCGCTACCCCACTCTTCGAGCACTCGCTCCCTCTCCCTCTCGGTGATCTCGTCCCACTCTTCGTCGGTGTAGCCGTAGTCGGACAGGTTGACAACCTCATTGCTCTCGCAGCCCACGAAGGGCCCGCTTGCATACAGCTCAAGCTTGTACGTCTCAGCCATGATTCTCCTCAGGCATAGCAGTCGTTCTCGAAGGGTTCCATGTTCTCGTCAAGCTCATCGTTCTCGTCGTAGTCTTCGTCCTCGCCTCCGTACTGCCAGACCTTGTCGTTCCAGTACATGTCATCCTCGCGACTACCCATCACCACCCCTTAGACCAGACGGTTTCGTAATTAGAACCCTTGTCGTTCAGATCCAGATCGACGCTCTCGATCACCGAGAAGTCCCAAGGGTCCCTGTTCACCTCGAACTCGACGCGAAACCCTGCATCCTCGGCAGCCTCGATGGCTGCCCTGATGGCAGCAGCATGCTTAGAAAGGGAGTCCGTCTTCATGTGCTCTGTCATAGTACCTTGTCCTCGCTGATGGTCCCGCGTTGAGTGCACAGTTGTCTTGCTGGAAACAGAAGTTGCAATCGAACCCATGGTTCGTAGGGTACAGCTTCTGTTTCATCTTGTTGTAGACGTGCTGGTACTTCATTCCGACAGCAGCAGGATCAACCTTCGAGAGGTCTACGTACCTTGTGTCGGACGTGTAGTTGGGTGACAGCATGGCGTACCGACCGTGTACCCTTTTGGTCTTGTCCTTCTGGAAGAACATACTGTAGTACCCTGACTCGCCCGCCTTCAAGAGCGCAGCGTATGTCTCAAGCTGGAAGTTGCCCGGCTTTGTCGAGCCGGTCTTCCAGTCAACGATGACCGGACCCTTCTTCTTGTGTTCTCCGATGATGTCCACGAACGCCTTGACGGGCACCTCAAGGTTGGGGAGCCTGCCTGTGGCATCGTACTCCACCTCCCACACGTCGATGTCCTCAAGGAACGTGAGTGCCTTCTCGAAGCACTCCTCAACACGCTTGAGCGCCTTGCCTTCGGTGACAGGATTGTCCTTGGGTCCACCGGCCAGCCACTTCGTGGTGTCTGGCTCTGTGAGCAACTGCTTACGCACGAGCGGATAGAAGTAATCTTTGGCGGGGAGAAGAGCAGCGTTAGGCGAGAGGTGATCCTCGATCATGTCATGGACAGCCGATCCGATCGGGATGTACCAAGTCTGCTTCTCCTCTCCGTTCTTCAGCTTGCCCAGGTACCAACTGCGTGGGCACTTGGAGTACGTGTTGTACTGGGAGTAACTAATGTGAGGTAGGAGATTCATGCATCTATCTTACCACTGCCATCAGCGCAAGCCACACAGTAAATGCGACCCTTGGTCATGCCTCGCTTACGCTTGCCGACGTACCTCCGACCGTGCTCTTTGCACTCCCACTCAAAGTACTTGTCGTTGCTGACAGTGGGCTGCTTCACGAGAGGACGAACGGTAGCGAGCGGCGCAAGGCCGCCTCGCGTGGTCCAGAACCTGTCAGCAGGAGTGGCAGAGTCCAGGCACTCCTGAATCACGGGGCATGACGTGCAGACCTCGGAGGCTGCCTCAAGCAGCCTCTCGTGATTAGCCCGCTTCTCTCCCAGTTCGACCCATTTGCCCTGCGTGTTCTTACCCCTGACAGGGATGTATCCTGGTTCATCCTTTCTCACGTAGGTGAAATCTCTTGGGTCCATCTCAGCGCATGAAGCGCTGACGGTCCAACTCTGTTGACTCACTACCCCTTCTTTCCTCCGCCATCACGAGGCTACGCCTCAAGCGTAGCCGTTTGATCTAGGTTAACAAGCGGCCTTGAGGGGCCGCTAAGGCTCACTGACATCACACCTATCCTTAAACCCAACCCCTGTCCCCTGGCCGCTTGGGGGCGTCCAGAATTTAACCTCTTATGTAGTGTAGCCAAACGATCATGGGGGTTATTCCCGTGACTTGCGTCACGTCACCTTGCGTATGCCCCTCGTGTGCCCAACGTGAGGGCGGATGTTCTGCCGCTGGGCTGCCCTCCGTGCGTTCGTGACGTGCTCCGGCAGCGCCTCTACGCTGCCCTGTGAGCGCAGTTCGGCTAGCTCTCGGTCCTTGCATGCCTGGTGGACGTACTTGCCCAGCAGGCGGCCGATCTCGGCCCCTACCTGGATGCCCTGACGGCATGACATGCACGTCCCTGCGTGCTTCGCTTTCATGGAACTCCTCTCAGAAATTTTGCAGTATGTGTGACCTACGTCACACCACTGTATCGTTACAGATCATTGCGGAAACCGCACATGGTATGATTGTCAGCATGACTAAGACAACGTTGATAATCCCGGACATCCAGTACCCCTACCATGACGAACTGGCGCTAAAGAAGGTTCTCGGCGTCGTCAAGGACACCCAGCCTGACGCCATCGTGCAGATCGGCGACGGCATCGACTTCCCCCAAGTTTCCACTTGGAACAAGGGGACCGCAGGGGAGTACGCAGACACGCTACAGCAGCACATAGACGGCTACCGGGCTGATGTTCTGGTTCCTCTTCGGGAGGCTGCGCCGCAGGCTGACATCGTCTGGATCGAAGGTAATCATGACCTGAGACTGCGGGAGTTCATCAGGAAATACGCTGCGCCACTCACGAACCTCCGGGCGCTTGAGGTAGATTCCCTGTTTGCCTTGGATGATCTCGGCGTCCGCTACGAACGTGGACCGCTCCGTGTGGCTACCAACACGTTCGTAGTACACGGCCACGAGAGCTCCGGATACTGCTCCAGTGCTAGCGCTTGGGATGCTAAGTTCACGAAGCGATACGGAAGTGACAAAAACTTCATCTTCGGTCACACGCACCAGCCTTTCCTCTCTTCTCGTGCCTTCGGTTACGATGGCAAGGTTTCTCCCAGGTTCACGATGAACGTAGGGAGCATCATGGACCCGGTTGCAGCGACCTACGTCAAGGACGGGTCTGTCAGCTGGACCATGAGCTTTGGTGCCATCCATGATGATGGCAAGAGGGTGTGGCCGGAACTGGTTCTGTTCAACGACCGGAAGTTTATGTATGGAGGGAGGCGTTACTGAGATGGACCGAGTACCTGTATGGGTAGCCATCGTGTTTGCTGTTGCTGTATTCATACTCGCTCTATCAAGGATGTGAC